TTATGCAGACTGCTTTTTCCTTGTGCAGTTTTTATTCAGGTTTTTCACGATTTCGGACGTGAAGCCAGTCGCATAGAACTCCCCAGAGCCAAGGAGCAGCCAGTATGGGTTGATGTGGTAATCACGTACCAGGAACTGAACCCAAGACGGACGAAAGCGACCGTAGTACTCGGCAGGCTCGTCTCGCAGGGACATGATGTTCCAGCGGTTGAGACCATACCGGTCGGTTATTGTCTTCAGACCGCCAATGCAACCATCAGCCTTCAGGCGGTCGATGGCAGAGAAGAAACGAACTACTATATCCACATCAGCGGACATCAGATTTTTATCTTCCATAATCTTTCTGTTTTTGATAGGCACGACTGAAAACGCTTTCCAGCCTTGCCCGATGATTATTCAATCTTTGCGACCAGTCCTGCAACTGAGCCAGCGTTGGACGAGAAGTCAGCAGCCCATCCACCTCGGAAGGGGTGAGCACTTGCAGATATTTCTCGTAGGCGAGAAGAACACTAAGATACTTCATTCAAACACGAATTGCCGAGGTTGTTTCTTTCTTTTAATTTCATCAAAGCCACCTTTGGCAACATCAGCTAGACTTTTGTAGGTATAGAATGATGAGGATGGAAGAAACCCTTTTTTGTTTTTAATGGTAACACCTTCTGCGGATGGGATAAAGAGGAAACCTTCTACCTTTCCAGTTGTTACCTCGTTTCCGTCAATCGTGTCGTCAAGCCTGTAAGTCCTACCCTTTTCTTCACCTTCAAGTGAGACAAGAAATTTGAGCGTTCTTTGCAGTTCGTTTCTTCCACGAAACCTAAGATAGAAAGATTCAATCATCTTAGCTGAATTAACATTGTTTATCTGCCAGTAATACACCGTGTCTTTTTGCGGCTCAAAAACGGTGTAGCTAATAACTGGAGAAACGTCATAACTCCTAGATAGAAGTGTTTGCGAACGCAAACCCACGCACGCAAGCGCAAGCGCAAACAGCATTATTATCTTTTTCATATTACTTTTCGTTTAAATGATTAATATTTCTGTCGTAGAACTCATTCCAAGCCTTTTTCTTGATGAAGACGAAGAAGAGCAGCAGCCCTAGGGCGACCATCAGCAGCTGCAGCGGCTGGCGAAAAACACCGAACCCGAAAGAACGCTGAAAGTCGATGCAGAATGAAATCAGCACTCCGTAGGTAATGAATGCCCGATGCACCCAGCAGAAGCCATAGGCTAGGCTGATGATGATCCTGACAATGAAGCCGAAGAGCGAGCAGTCGAATATCCACTCCGTGAGTTTTACCCGAATGCCGAACGAGAGCAGAGTGCAGTGAACCAGCATTACAAGCGCACCCACTGGAGGGATGATACCTATTATCAACCTGCTGGCTTTCCATAGCCAGCTTTTCCCGAGGGCGGCAAGAAGAACCTTCTCCTTCCGCTCTATGAAATCCTCATCTTTCATCGTTACTTAGAATTTTAGTTGATATTGTACCTGGAGCGAGAACTAAAGTTCACGCAACCACTTCTGACCTTTCTTTGATTTCAAGAAAATGCCGAATGCAATGGTCATTCCCAATGCCATCACGTTAAATAACAAGAATGCATCCATAATCTTTATTTTTTAAATTTCATTATATAATTTGCAAGGTACGCAAGTGATGCGCCACAAGCCACACCCGACACCAAGCAGACTTGATGAACCGCCTGCAATGGGTCACCAGTTAGTAGAGGAGACAGACCACCGACAGCAACGCTTCCGTACATCATTTTCGAGCAGTCGTACAGATACCCAGCCAAGAGCTTTCTTCTGTCCGTCTCCCTATCGTCTGTTGTTTTTTGACTAACCATACTTTTTCATTTTGCAAAGTTACTAAATTATTTTTGCCCGACAATGGCAAGCAGCGTTTTTACTTGACTTTGCAGGAACTCATTCTGTTCTCGCAGCAGTTTATTCTCAGCAGCCAAGGCAGCATCACTACCAAGCGACTGGGAGACATTAGGACTGTTCGAACCATTAACATTTGAGCCTATAACAGCCTCTTCCATCTCGGCAGGGAGTGGAGGGGCACATCTATCGATGATTGCCTTTATTGCAGATATAAAGTCCGATTTCAGACTTTTAGCCTTTAACTTGCCATTCAGATTTTGTGGGCTTGTGCCCAGTTCTTCAGCAACAGAAGCAAGAGATAACCCTCTCTGCTTCAAATATGTTTTCATTTCTTCACCAGTCATAGTTAATTCTAAATAAATTAAAACTAAAGTAAACAATTTATAAATATAAACACAAATGTTTGTGAATATAAATATTTTATTGTATCTTTGCAAACGATTTCAGAAACGAGTTTAAAAACTCATTTGCAAAGATAAAGAAAATAATTTAAAATACAAATAAAATGGGAGAAAACTTTTAATTATGATTTTCGGACACCGTTGCAGAAGCAGCAGGACGAACGAAAGAAGAACATCATAGCGATGTTTGCAGATTTCCGAGCAAAAGCACCTGCCGAGACCTCAGACAGCAGAATAATGCTCGCAGTATCACAGCGTGTTGGTTGCACCCAGCAGAACGTGCGTGTTATCCTCATCAAGGCTGGAGTTATTACACCAAAGAAGAGACGTGCAGCCGTGCGCAAGTAATCAAGTGAAACCATTTAAAACATTCAGAGTGTATGAAGAAGTTTATCGAGATTATCACAAGTGATGAAGTATTATCCCTGGCATTTGCCATCGTATTAGTAACTTTAATCTTTTGGAGGGCTTAGTTATGACGAACGAAGAACCAAACGTATCGGATGCAGGCAGATACACCATGACAGAAACCTGCAAGGTATTGGGTATCCATCGCAACACCCTGCGCAGATGGTTGCAGGCTGGTAAGATTAAGGTCAAGTTTCGCAGAATCGACAACCGCAAGGTCTTCGAGGGCAGCGAGATTAAAAAAGTCTGGAGGATTGCCCTATGATGAATGCCTACGAAAAAGCGAAGCAGCTGACCGCCAAGTGGGAGCAGGAGCGAAAGGACAGCAAGCGACTGGCAACCATGAAGGAAGCGGAAAGACGCATTCAGGTAAGGGAGTTCGACAATATGCTTTGTCTTTCACTGGACGGAGTTCCGGTGCTCCCGATGAGCGATTTCAACAAGCAGACGCTTGCGGACGCACGTCTGACATTCTTTAACTATTTAATCAGACGGTAAGAACGTATGGAACCAAGAATTATTGAGGAGTGCAGGAAGGCAATGTACGATGCAGTTTGGCTGGAGATAGAACGAGATCCACAGCGACCAGCGGTTGCAAGGGTAGACATCAAGACAAAGGCAGGCGACATCTGCGTATGGTGCGACAGAACCGGGAACACAGCGGTCGTGTCGCACAAGAATAACAACAACGACAGCGAGCGTCTGGAGGAAGCCATCGAGGGCTGCGTCAACTATCAGGACGTGATGGACGACTGGCTGGAGGAGAACAGCCAATACGCAGACCAAGACCCGATGGACGCCTTCGAGGAAAGCAGGCTCGACAGCCTTATGGCTCAACTGGTTTGACCACATAAGTTTTTGCTTAGTTTATATGCTGAAACCCTGCAGCGGCAGGGCAAAGGGCGCGCGCTAAACTCATTTCAAAGGTTATCTAATTAGTTGTTTTTACCATGTAATATGCGGAAACGACAGCGTGCGCCCTTAAACGGAAGGGCATCCCTCGGCAGCTGGCAAGGGTGGTGTAGCAATCAACTGGGGTTCGAATCCCCAGCCTTCCACTAGAGTTAATGAACAATAAGTTGAACAATAAAAAGAACGAATTATGGAAAATGAAATTATTCAAGTGAGCGGTGGCGAAATGCTGGAAGCTATCAACCGCTCGGAGATTGACGGACAGATTGCCACAGCGCACAAGTTCCCTCGAGACATCATGCAATGCAAGAAGAACATGATAGCACTGGCAGCGATGGACGATGATGTGGCATACAACTGCTTCTACCACCTTGAGCGCACTAGCAAGGACGGAAAAACTACTGTTATCGAGGGTCCTAGTGTTAGGTTCACGGAAATCATTTCTGCCTGCTGGCAGAACCTGCGCATCGCTGGCCGCATCATCGCAAACGATGGCAAGACCATCACGGCACAAGGCGTATGCCATGATCTAGAGAGCAACGTTGCCTACTCTATCGAAGTGAAGCGCAGCATTCTGACATCGAAAGGTTACACATTCTCGCAGGATATGCAGGTGGTGGTTGGCAATGCGGCAGTTGCTATTGCTCAACGCAACGCAATATGCAAGGTCGTGCCGCAGGTATTGATTGCAAGCGTAGTGAAGGAAGTGCAGGCAAAGGCACTGGAACACATCAAGCAGACTGGCGTACAGAGCCAGTGGAAGAGCTGTGTAGCCTGCTTTCAAGCCTATCAGGTAACAGACCTTATGCTTCTTGACTACATCGGGAAGAAGTCAGCCGAGGAAGTTACGGCAGAGGACATTCAGAAGCTGGGTGGTGTGTACAACGCCATCAAAGAAGGTACGACCACAGTAGAGGAGACCTTCAAGAAGCCAAAGCAGCAGGATGCCATCGCACAGCAGGCGCAGGCAGCAGCCGATGATGCCAAGAACAAGGCGCAGAAGGCAATGAACCGCAGCCAAGGCAAGACTGGCACAGCAGCGAAAAAGTAGTTTAGCAGAACCGCAGATGGTTTCAAGGCATGGGCAGAGGAAGACGAGGAAGAAAGAAACTATCTGCTTGTTGCAATAGAGCCGACTGGAGATGTAGACGAAGACGGAAACCAAAGTTACGATTTACATATTTCCTACCACGGTAAAGCCAATTCCCTCGCAAGCGGAATTGGTCAAACAATGCAAAAGGAGGAATTCCTTCGCACAATCGTTCTTACAGCAGCTAGAAAATTCTTTTTTGATAAATAAAAAAACATTCAGACAATGAAACAGATTATTAAGTACAAAAGCAGAGAGGAGTGGTTGCAGAACCGCTCAAAGGGAATAGGCGCATCAGAGGCAGGCACAGTACTGGGACTGAACCCATGGGAAACACCATATCAGCTGTGGAGACGCAAGAAGGGTATCGACCCACCAAAGGTGGAGAACTTTGCGATGGTTGCAGGACACCTGCTGGAGGATGCCGTGGCGCAGTTCTACAAGCGAGAGAGCCACTGCCACATCATCAAGGCATCGACTGACGACTACACCATCACGAACACCGATACTCCGTATCTGAGGGTAAGTCCAGACCGCACCTTCTGGAGAACCGGGGCAACGCACAACGAAGCGAGCAAGAGCATCCTCGAGTGCAAGACAACGCAGATGCAGATAGATGCAGACGACCTTCCGAAGCATTGGTTCTGCCAGCTTCAGATGAACCTCGGAGTGGGCGAATACAAGGATGGAGCACTTGCCTGGCTGACAGCAGGCAGGGAGTTCGGCTACCGTGACATCGATTTCGACCCCGAATTCTTCGGATGGATGAGGGACGAGATTACCAAGTTCTGGCTTGACTACATCGTGGGCAACCAAGAGCCGCCAGCCTACAGCGCACAAGACGTTCTTTTGAAGTCACCACTGCACAAGGCAGGAAAGGAGATTGAAGCCACAGCAGAAATCGGGGACATGCTCATCGAGTTGAAGGACATCAAGGAGAAGAGCAAGACACTTGAGAACCGACAGAAGGAAATCGAGGACAACTTGAAGCTGTTCTTTGGTGACGCTGAAAGCATCGTGGACGGAAACGGCAATACGCTTGCAACGTGGAAAGCACCGAAGGCAAGCGAGAAGTTCGATGCCAAGGCTTTTCAGACGGACCATCCTAAAGCGTGCGCCAAGTACATCAAGCAGGTGCAGGGAGCACGAAGATTGCTCATTAAGTAAAGGCAGGGCTTATGGCTAGCGTTCCTATATCAAAAACCGACCTAAGGAATATAATTTCCCAACTGGAGAATTATATTTCCCTAGGTGGGAAAGTGACAGCACCGACCGACACAAGCCAGCGGAATAAAATCCGTATGGCTACCGTGCTCAAACGGAAGCTGGAAAAGAAAATATCATTATCAGAATAAAACATCATGAGTGATTCATTTATCTTATACACATCAGACTATCAATTAATCGAGGGGCTGACGGACGAGCAACTCGGGCAACTGACCCGGGCACTCTTCATATACGCAAGGGATGGCGAGGTTATCAATCTGGAACCAGTCGTACGTATGGCTTTCGTTTTTATCAAAGACAAGATTGATAGAAACCAGCAGAAGTACCAAAAGAAATGCGAACGTAATCGTGAGAACATTCGTAAACGATGGAATAAATCGAATACGAATGATACCAAAGAAAACGAACGTATACCAATCGATACGAACGTATACGAACGTATACCAATCGATACGACACGATACCTAAGTGATAGTTATAGTGATAGTGATAGTGATAGTGATAGTGATAGTGATGCAAGTAAACTTGCAGATAATAATAAACCTTCTAAAGAAGGTATTCAGAGTGCATCGGTCAAGACCGAAGCACCCGGTGGCGGCAAGGTTTCGAAATCTCAAAAGATAGACTATGCTGCCGTCAAGGAATACTGGAACCGCAAGCATGATGAGACGAAGAGTGCGATGCCGCCTATTACGCTCATGACTGAGAACCGCAAGGTGATGGTCAAGGCAAGGGTTCGTCAATGCAAGGGAGACGTGAAAACTCTGTACCGGGTAATTGACATTGCGATGGCATCTGACTTCATGAACGGCAATAATAAGCATGGGTGGCTTGGCAAGTTCGATTGGATATTCGGTAATGAGCAGAATTTCGCAAAGGTGCTGGAAGGCAACTTCAACAACGAGCCTGCCGCAAGCCAGCAGCCGCAATCGGCAGCAGTCAAGGCGCAGGATCCTGCGGCAACGGCAAGACCGAGCATCGGTGAACTATACGAGCAAGCAAAGCACCAGCAGCCAGCGAGCCAGCAGAGCCAAGACAGCAAGTTCCGGTGGGTAATCCAGCAGAACCTCGAAGACTTGAAGAAGAACCCGAACAACAAGCCTGCAAAGGATTCGCTGACAAGATACTACGAACGTGGAGTTCTGCAGCGGCTTGGCATCGACTGGAAGCCCGAAAAATAACGAATGAGGGCAAAATCAGCCGCTCTGGGACGTTTTCACGCTTCGGGCGGTAAATTAAAGGCAAACAGATTTTAAACACTTAAAACAAAAGAATTATGGCAAGATATGCACTTAGAAACCAACAGAAGATAAGGGAAGTATACGGAACTTCGGTGTTAGAGAGAATGAAAGTGTCGTTGGACGCTTATTTCAAGGCTGACGACATCAAGCCGGAGGAATGGGAAACGAACGAACCATACCCGATAATCTCAATTGACGACAAGGGACACTCGTTCGGGCTTATCTGCTTTTACGTGACGAGTGTTGTCTATGACGTGTATCACTTAGCGTTCAAGGAGTTTGTTAGCTGAAAGTAAAACTAAAATTTAAATAAACAAAAGAATTATGGCAGAATACAATAATCAGAGCATTGACATCGACCTCGAGGATATGTTCAACAATTTATCGGATAAAGACCAAGAGGAATTTTTGGTTGACATGTTCAGGAACTTACCAGGCGAAGAAGAAAGAGCGGACGTGGTAAAGGATAATATGTGGTATCTCGAAGACGATACTGCTGCCGACATCATTACCGACACCTTCGAGAGAATGAGCAGTTCTGACCAAAAAGAGATTGCCGAGCGCATCGCAGACGCACTGACATCTGAGCAGCGTGAAGCACTTGCCGAGTACATCAAGGAGGGATAGATATGGAAAAAGAAGTAATTGTAATTAATGAACCGAACGAAATAGCCAAGGATTTCGAGGAAGGTACGCTTCTGAATGTAGAAGGCAAGGTTCTCAGAGTTAAGAATGATACTCGTAATGAAAGTGGCTGCAATGTGTGTGTCCTTGATGCCGAGGAGCTTGGCGAGTATTGCGCTTGTGCATTTTGCGCCGAGTGTCACTTTATAGAGATTGAAAGCCATGAATGAGTTGTTTTTCCACGAATGCAGAGCCGCTGGTCTTGTCTTCAAGACCTCGGATGATTGGTTCAAGTGGCTGACCGAAAACAGCTACGACATTAAGAAGCCAGTCGCAGAGCACGAAGGCTTCCAGTTCAATATCAAGGATGAGTGCATCAATCCGCACGTAATCGAGTATGCCGTAGAGGGTGTAGACAACTTGGGATGGAAGGTAATGACCGCCAACACACAGTTCGGCTGGATATGGGGCTACAGCATACAGAAGGGAAAGCATGGGTACGACAGCCCGGTAGCCTACCCGAGTAGATATGACACTCTCAGCATCTTCTACGGTAATGAGAAAGAAGCGGAGCACGATGCCCTGACCTGCATCATCAGAGACCTCGAGAAGAATGCTGGAACCAAGAACACCAACCTCCTTCTCTGGGCGGCTAAGAAGAAGCGAGCAGACATCATTCATCCACAGCAGGAACTTTTTAAATAACGAAAAATATGAAAAAGATAGAAATCATCACGGACGAACACCGACATCACGTATACGTTGGCAACACCGATTTCTGGCTCGATACTCAGGAACTGGTGGAACTATACAAAAAACTCGGGCGAGTGAAGTTGTAAACAATAAAAAACATTCAGTATGAAACGAAGAATAGCAAACAATAAAAACATTCAGACAATGGAACAGAAAGATATTGATATTTACGAGATTTTGAAGGATATGCCTGCTGACACTGAGTTATACACGCCACTTTCCGGAAAGGTTGGGCTTAGTTATATGGCATTGAACAAGGAAGCAGGGGAAGCAATCTTGGTTAAGAATAAGAACGGAGAGTATTCCTTCAACAAGAACGGCAGATGGATGGAGGGAGGAGAAGTTCTGCTCTTCCCTTCGAAAGAAATGAGAGACTGGAGCAAGTTCTTCAAGAAGGGAGACGTGCTGGAGTACAAGAAAGAAAACAATCAAGCCACTTGCTTATTCGACAGTTACGAGGATGATAAGACGAAATTGCGCTTTACCGGACTATACACGTTGACGAAAGGTAAAATCTGGGATACCCCTACGAGCTGGGATATACACGATTGGGTCAAGAGCGACCATCCTGCCGAATATATCAAGACCATTGAAGAGCGGCTCGGTGGAAAGCTGAACTTGGAAACACTGGAGATTGAAAAGTCTGAGTTCAAGGATGGAGATGTTTTGTTCGTGAAATGTAATGACTTTGCTTTTATTGAAATCTTTGAGTACTCTAAAAAGAATGGTGACTTATGCGACCACGCTTCACTAGACATCACAAATCAGATTTTAGATATTAGTGGTAAATACATAATACGTGAAGATCACATCACAGAACTTCGACTTGCTACAGAAGAAGAGAAAAAACAGTTCTTCTCAGCTCTCGCAAAGAAAGGCAAGGCTTGGGATGCTGAGAAGAAGCAAGTTGTTGACTTGAAGCCAGTGAAACTTACGTTTGAAATTGGCAAACTCTACGTTTTCAACGAGGACGATGAGGACGGAGAGTTAACAATCATCGGCAAACTCATCGATAAGAACGAAAGCGAGGACACGCTGACATTCGGCAACCAGTACGAAATCGAGAACGAGAAGTTCGTGACCGACCAAGCCTTCGACCTGCGTATCAGCGTTAACAAGGAACTTCGAGAAGCGACAGAGAACGAAGTCGAACTGTTCAATAAACATTACGCCATCTGGAAGAAAGAGAAGGAAGCGAAGGAACATCGAGCCTTCAAGCCTTTCGATAAGGTGCTGGTGAGGAGCGGAGATAACTGCAAGTGGCTTCCTGCGTTATTTATTCGTGACCGTGGAGTGGGGTTTGAGAGTAGACACACCGCATTGCCTATCCATAGTGGAGAACCAGCGAGCTTCGCTCAGTGTATCTCATACGATGGCAATGAGTACCTCGCCTTCACGTCAGACCCATTCTAGGACGTATGGCGAGTGAATTATGCAAGGCTTGCGATGCCGGGCGAAACTGCATAAACGGCATATACTGCCCGGCACGCAAGCAATATGTAGAACATCAGGTAATACTTGAATGCAATGAGCGATTTCGCAACAAGGGAGAAGAACAGAACGTACTACCAGGAACACCGGGAACAGATCCTCAGAGCCACGAAGGAATGGCGAAAGAGAAACCGGGAAAAATACCGGGCGTATCAAAAGGAGTACTGGAGTAAGCACTACCGGAACTACGGTACAAAGAACCGGGTAGCCGACAGAGCGATGCGTGGTGAGAGGAAGAAGCCGGACGTAGAGAAGGCTCTTTCAATGTTCAAGAATCCGCAGCAGGCAGCGCATCTGGCATGGCTGCTCGAAAACAAAAAGAATAATCGGTCGTGAGTTCAATAATAGAGTTTTTAACCAGCGAGGACAGAAGGGGATGGCTCCCTATCAAAACAAATAACTTATAACATCTTGAAATTACGATATGAGAGCCGGAAACGCATCTCCCGAAGTCTGACAACAAACAAAGAAAGCGAGGTGGTACATGAAGAAGTAAGAAAAAGAAATCGTTAGAAATTATGCTTTTATTCATTCGGCTGGCGGTGGAAGAAGGAAGACCCCTGCAAAAAATTCATTCATTAAGTTATTCATTTATTTTGCAAGCGCAGGCACAACTTCCGGAATCCCTGCCAGCTTTCTCTATCGCAACCCAAAAGAAGGGAAAGAAAGGGGTAGGGGAAAGATAGGGATAATAACGCATGTGCGCACGTATATGCGCACGTAAAGGGTGTTGGGTAATAAACTACACCAGCAAAACAAAATAAACGCTTATGCGTGAAATTTAAACAAAATAATCACTTTAAAGAAAAAATGGAAAAAGGAACAGTTATAATTGGAATCGACCCCGACAATCAGGAAAGCGGAGTTGGAGCAGTCTTTGACGACAAGAAGTTTCTCGCCTATAAAATGAACTTCCCAGCTTTGATAGATTACCTCAGAGCAATGAACGAGAGTTGCAAAAAGGTTAAGGTCGTTATTGAAGGCGGCTGGCTCAACAAGAGCAACTGGCATGTGCTTAATCGTTTCATGACAGCAGTCAAGGCAGCAGCCATCGGACGCTCTACCGGAATGAACCATCAGACCGGAATCTTGATTGTCGAGTGCTGCAAACACTACAATATCCCCTGCGAAATCATCAAGCCACTGAAGAAGTGCTGGAAGGGTAAAGACGGAAAAATCACGCAGGATGAAATTGCTTATTTCGTAAGCGGAGGAGAGAAATTGCCGAGAATGAACCAAGACCAGAGAGACGCACTTCTCCTCGCATGGGTCTGTGCAGGATACCCGGTCAGAGTGAAGCCGAAGAAGCCACAGACAACCCTGCAGAAGACCATCAGAGCCTTTGATGGATAATACAAAAACGAAGTGTTGGAAAAAGTTAAAAGTGTGCAAAGAACAAACAACTAAAGCAAAAAAGTTGTATCTTTGCGCCAGTGTTTATCAGGTAAGCACGAATTTCGAACTTAAAACAAGAAGTAAATGAAAACAGAAGAAATCGCACTATCGAGGGTCAGCGAGAACGAAGCGAACCCTAGAACCATAACTGAGGCGAATTTCCAAAAGCTGGTAAAGAGCATTCTTGTATTTCCTAAGATGCTCCAGCTTCGCCCTATAGTCGTAGACGAAACCTACAAGGCACTGGGTGGCAATATGAGAACGAGGGCACTCTGCCACATCGTGAGCATGACGCCCGAAGCCATCATGGACGTTCTCGACACAGACCAGCGGCTGACCGATGCAGAGAAGCTGGCAATCGCCAACTACTGGAGCCAGTGGCAGGAGCAGCCAACCGCAACCATCGTCAAGGCATCAGACCTCACGGAAGCGCAGAAGAAAGAATTCATCATCAAGGATAATGCTGGCTTCGGAGACTGGAACACAGAAGAACTGGCAAACCAGTTCGGAGACCAGCCGCTGACGGACTGGGCAATCCCACAATGGATTCTCGGTATGGCAGGTATCAGCAATGAGCAAAAGGAGGGGGGCGATACTCCAACAGAAGGAGAAGGAGCACCGAAACCAAGCCTAGTGGATAAGTTTGTCGTTCCTCCCTTCTCAATCCTCGACACACGCCAAGGCTACTGGGTTGAGCGCAAGAAGCAATGGCGTGCCATCGTTTCCAGCAAGGACATCGGGGCAAGCCGAGAACAGACCCTCGTCCGTTCCAAGGAAATGCGATACAAGGAACTGTACTCCAAGAGCGAGAAGTTCAGAAAAGAGAAAGGCATCTCTTTCGATGAGTATCTCGAGAACTATGTATCGCCCGAAGAGAAAGCCAAGGCAGACCGTAGCGTATTGGCGCAGGGTACAAGCCTTTTCGACCCAGTACTGGCTGAAATCATCATGCGATGGTTCTGCAAGCCACACGGAAAGATTATCGACCCATTCGGAGGAGAGCAGACCAAGGGCGTTGTTGCTGGCACGCTAGGCTACGACTATCAAGCTGTGGAAATCCGCAAGGAGCAGGTCGACATCAACACAGAAGCGACCAAGGATTACGGCAGCGTGAAATATTTCTGCGGTGATTCAAACAACATCGGGCAGATAATCACTGACAGCGATTTCGACCTCTGTTTCACCTCGCCACCATACTACGACCTGGAAGTCTACAGCAAGGAAGACATGAGTGCACTCGGCACATACGAGGAGTTTATGAGCCAGTACGAAAACATCTTCAGGCAATGCGTTGACAAGATGAAAGACGGCTCATTCCTGGTTGTCAAGATTGGTGAGGTACGAAACAAGAAGAACGGTGAGTACCGAAATTTCGTTGGAGACAATATCTCCACCTTCCTGCGGCTCGGTCTTCACTATTACAACGAACTTATCTTGATCGAGCAAGTCGCGACCCGATGCCTGAGAGCAGACGGAGGTATGAAATCACGTAAGACACAGAAGTGTCACCAGAACGTGTTAGTTTTCTACAAGGGCGAAATGGACGAAATCAAGAAGACGTTCGAGGAAATGAGAATGCCCGAAAAGATGCACTCCAACGTTCTGGTATTCTACAAGGGCGACCCGAAACACGTTCAAGACCATTTCCAGCCTATCGAATACAACGAGGAAGAAGCGCAACAGCTTGCGGACACCTTCAACAGCGTAGCACCACCAGCAGGAGAGGAAGAACAACCAGCAGAGGAAGGAGGGCAGAGCGATGAAGGCACTGACGATTGACATCAGCAGAACAGCGAAGGCAATCCGTGCCTGCATCATCAAGCGGCACATGGAAGAGAACCACATCGACCGCTGCGTCTGCTTCTCCTGCGGAAACGCATCAAGAGCCATCAAGGAGGCAGGCATCCCCTGCGTGGAAATTTCTCCCGGTGGCGATTTAATTGCGAACCGCTGGTGGAGCATGAACGAGATACGCAACACCTTCCCCGATTCCTTCGATGCAACCAGCGGACACCTTCCAATGGATATGATGAACCAACTGGCAGCGGAGTACAGAACGGCTTTTTCCGACATCATCAAGGAGGGACAGCCCTACACCATACCGACCGGAAGCGGTGAGACCGTAATCTGCCTGCGGATGGCTTTCCCTAAATCGCGGTTCATTGCGCAATGGGATAACCAAGACCCAAGCTGCGAGTACTCAGACCAAGCACCGATGGCGCAACTGGTAAAAGCCACTGGGGAATGGGAGATAATAAACGGATGAGACGATATGCGGGCGTATGCGGCACGTTCTAAAGCCATGCGCATAACTAAGCGTGATTGAAACGTTCGAGCCGTGTGCACAAAATTCGCACAAAATAACCTCCAAGGAAGCGGAAACGAAAAAGGCAGGAGATTAACCCCTGCCCATCGCTTTGAGAATACACTGGTTGATGAAGCCGCTGCGGTCTTTCTTATCGACCCCTGCCAAGATGTTAGCCACGTCCTCGGTAGCACCGAAATAGAATGTTGCAGCGTATTTCTTCGTTCGCCCTGCACCCTTGCGAGCACCTCCCCAAGATTTGGAGGTAGTTTCATTCGTAGTACTCATAATGTTAAAAATTTGGTGATATGAAAATTAATTCGTAAATTTGCAAACGAAATCCCAAAGTGGGGTGGTGGTTCGAGCACCACCCCTTGGAATAATCAAAACCCTCAGAGCTCAATCGTGAAGGTTATTTTGATTTTCCAAATCCTAATCGAAATGTAAGTTCTCATAAGGCTTTGGGATTTCATTTTACTTTTCCCTCATCCTCGGAGGGTTTCAGTAAATAAGGACTCTTCCCTTATTACGTTTGCAAAGATACGAAATTTATTTGAAATATGCAAGTTTTTCAAGTAGAATTTTTATAAAAAATCAAATAAATTTCAAGGAATCAAAATATGCCACAAGGTAATAATAACAAACACAGATTACAGAAAATCGACATCGAGAACCGCCTGCAGATTATCGCACCTCTATACCGCAAGGGATGGACGGAGCGAGAAATCACGGCAGAGGTTCGCAAGCGGCTCGACAGACCGAAATACAATCAAGCACACTGCGACATTCAGCGGTTATTGAAGGAGTGGAGGGAAGAGAGACTGACCGACACAGACGAAAAGATAACAAGCGAGGTGGCAAGGTTGAAGCTGGTGATACGTGAAGCCTGGGAAGCGTGGGAAAAATCCAAGGAAGACTACCACGAAAAGACAGCGACCCAGCAGGGACTGCCAATCGTAGATGAGCGAGGAAAGCAGATTTCCATCGAGACCGTCAAGGCGATAATGTACGATGCCGAGAAGCGAGGATTCGGAGAACCACGCTACCTCGACATCATCCTAAAGGCAGAGACGCAGATTTGCAAGCTGCTCGGACTGGATAAGGTCGTGCTCGACCTGAACGCAGGATTCCAAGGCGGCATCGAGGTACGCTACATCAACTCGGGACACCAGTGCGCATCAAGCGAGCAGGAAGTAATCGAGCGTGAGGGCTTAGATAAAGAATAATTTAACCATAATTTTGTTTTAAGTTTTTATTGTTTGAAAGAATGGCACTATTTGACGTTATTGGTGAACTGTATGACCCGAATGCGGACGTGAAGCCAAGGTTCCTTGTGAACCAGGGCGGCACGTCCTCGGGGAAGACATACACCATCATGCAGCGTCTTATAGTGCTTTCTTTTGAACACCCCATGGCAATTATCACGGTGTGCGGTCAAGACCTCCCGAACTTGAAAGTGGGAGCCATGCGAGACCTAGACACCATCCTGCACTCAAGGGCAGAGTTGCTGGACTGGTTTAAAAACAACAAGAGCGACAGCAGCTACAGAGGCAAGAACGGCTCCATCATCGAGTTCAAGAGTTATCAAGATGCGCAGGACGCAAAGAACGGTAAGCGAGACTATCTGTTCGTGAACGAGGCGAACGGTGTGCCCTACGAAGTGTTTTGGCAGCTAGCAATCCGAACCCGAAAGCAGGTATTCATCGACTACAACCCAAGCGCACGCTTCTGGGTGCACAACAATATCATCGGCAGGGATGATTGCAGATTGATCCTGAGCGACCACCGCAACAACAGATTCCTTACAGAGAGCGAGCACAAGAAAATTGAAGAGATTGACGACCCCGAACTGTGGCGAGTTTACGCAAGAGGATTGACCGGAAAGATTACCGGGCTTATATTCACCAACTGGGGCATCGTTGACAAGCTGCCACCAAGGGAGGAGTGGAAGATGGATTGCTGGGGGTTGGACTTCGGATTCACCAACGACCCGACGGCACTGGAGCACCTTATATTGGCGCACGGAGAGTTGTGGGTGGATGAGGAAATCTACCAGCCGGGGCTGACGAACCAAGACATCGCAGACCGATGCAAGGAAAACGGACGGACGAAACGAGACCTTATCATTGCGGATTCGGCAGAGCCTAAGAGCATTCAGGAGATACACAACCAAGGTCTGTGGATAATACCAAGCACTAAGGGAGCGGACAGTATCAACAACGGCATCGACATCTTGAAGCGTTTCCGCATCAACATAACCAGACGCAGCCACGGCATCATCGGGAACATGCAGCAATACAAGTGGAAGAAGTCAAGGGATGGAGAGACCACGAACCAGCCTATAGACGCATTTAACCACGGCATAGACGCAATACGATACGTAGCCTTGAAGAAGTTATCCGTAGCAAGCCATGGAACGGCTAGGGCGCACGTATTAAGGCAAAGATAACGATAAAAAAATATAAAGCGTATGGATATTAACACTACATTCAAGTACTGGCTGGCAGTTGCTAGGCACACCAGCTACAAAATCGGCAAGCAGCCACGACCTGCATTTGTCGGAGGTAAACAAGTGCCCGATAATCTCAACCAGCTATCCATCGGGCAGCTGATAGACCTTTCTCAGCTATCAGACAGCGAAGAAAGTCTGTATCAGATAGTGACAACCGTCCTCGGTCTGAGCCACAAGGAAGTGGAGCAGGCTAGGGCGGTTGATGTCGTTATGCTCATCGGTTGGGTGACAGCAGAGGTCGAGCGCATCAACAAGCTATTCGAAAGCACAGACACAGCGAAGCCAACGAGACTGGAGAAGGAGGCAGGCATCGATACCCTGCGGTTCGGACTGTTCGGCATGCTGGACTGGTATGCGGTAAGGATGGGCATCAGCGACCACGACCAAGTATTGAAAACGCCATGGCTTCGCATCTACAAGTGCATGGAAATGGACAACAAGAGAAGCGTGTACGAGCGGAACCTGCAGAAGTTGCAGGCGGAAGAAATGAAACGTAAATCTAGATAATTATGGCAACAATCAGAGAAACATTAAAGCAGTTGGCAGCAGACACGCTACCAGACTATACCTACCTATTCGAGGACTGGGACACAGCAGACAACAAGCTGGAGAAGCTGAACTATCCGGCAATCGTGTGCATCATCCCAGCCAGCGGCACGACAGAGATACGCAACGGCAGGGTATACGATACCGTGAACGTTGCCCTGGCTTATCTCGACACCGTACCGAGGGGAGCGGAAGGAGAAGACAACGGAGAGTGCATCGACCGAATGAAGGTGGCAGGGGCAAGGATGATACGAGCCATCAACCAGTCGCACCAGTTCGAACCGCTGGAGGGGCAGCAGTACTACGAGACAATCATCGAGCGCTTGAGCACGATCGTGTCGGGCGTAATGTACTCCCTTCAGCTGACACAGAGCATAGGAGGGTGTGAGGTATGAGCAAGGGAGGCATTCAATTCGACCCCAAGGCGGCATCGCTCATCATGCGTGAGGAAGTGGAGCGAGCACGGCAGCTTATCATCAACCACATTCGTATCAACGGACAGAACGCATCGGGGCGCACCATAGCGAGCCTAAAGGTGGAGCAGCCCAGCGAGGAAGAAACCATCCTCTGGGGACACAAGCCATTCGGGGTGCTTGAGACCGGACGAAGGGCAGGAAAGATACCATACGGCTTCCGTAGCATCATCCGGCAGTGGATGAAGGACAAGGGGCTGCACGGTACACCTATACCCTACAAGACCGACCGGGCACACAAGTATACACCACAAGAGCGTGGCGACATGAGCATGGCAGGAGCAATCGCACACACCATCGCCAACAAGGGGTCTAAGCTGCACCGGACTGGCGGCAGGGCTGACGTATACAGCAACGTCGTTCCAGACACAATGAAGCGGCTTGGGCAGCGACTTATTTTCTTAATCCACCAGTCGGTGGGAAGTATAAAACTTAACAATGAGACGGTATGAGACAGACGACAAAAAACAATATCACGATTCAATACCCGGACGCTGTAGGATTCGCATTCTTGCCTTGCATCATCAAGGCGAGCGGAAGCAACCTATCGTGGATTGAGGTAATAATCAGACATATCAACATAGAACGTTCCTACAATGTGGAAACGTTTAACGGCAGTTGTATAACTGACTTCAAGACATACGTGCAAGCTCTTTTTGACGGACATATCAATGCAGCCTACGATTGGACGATAGGCTATGATTCCAGCATTCTAAACCGTCTCGTGAGTATCAAGGTAAACGCATACGATGACGGAAACGTACAGCTTGCGAGCGTCGACTTCACCACGAACATAGTTTGGGGCGCACCAAAGTATGGGGAGACGTGGAACGGCTACAAACGCCTTACATGGTTTACTCATTATCCGTTCACCTTTGGCATATACTTAAGCAAGTTGAACGCCAACCTACTAATCGGTTACGAGGGAGTACCAAATAAGCTACTGAAGATTCCTATTAACGGTATGGTGGACTTCTACGCAGGCATATTGCCTAGTGGTGCAAAATACTGGAACATCTACGACTATGATGGAGAGATTCAGCAGGGAACGTTTGACAATACTTTCGACCTTACTTTCAGTCTAGCCACCGGTGGCAAGCAGTCTCTATTGCTTCGCATCGACAGAGATGATGCCGAGGGCGGTATCTATTTACGTTGGATTGACCGACACGGATTTATCCGCTATTGGCTCTTTGCGGCTGGGGAGGAAACGAGGGAAATAGCCAGCGACCTGAGTTTCATACGCAACAATTTAGACGATTATCTATACGGCTACTATGGCGATAATGGAAGAAGGCAGGGATACGATCGTACGGACTCCATTAAACTTTGTGCTCCTTTGGTAGACCGAGATACGTTTGACATGCTGCAAGACTTGGCAAGCAGCCCAGTCGTTGACATGTACCTCGGTGGAGACTGGACGCAAGAGGAAGACCAGTGGATGAGCGTAACAATCAAGGCAGGAAGCTACACGAAGAGCACAGCTTGCTTGCAGGATTTCGTGTGCGAAATGATTATTAACAACATTAACGTTCAGAGACTATGATAGACCAGCAACTTTACATTGACGGTGTTTTGATGGACTTGCCGGAGAACACCGATGTGGTGCTCGAGATCAAGAGCAACCTTTTTCGTGACGTCACGAAAATGACCTCGAACTACACGTACACCATCCAGTTGCCACGGACTGTTCACAACCTTTCAGTTTTGCAGCAAGCGGACAGACCGAAGAGCGGCAGCAGATACCCCTATATTTTCCATAAGTGCAGTTTTTTCCGTGGAGGTGTACAAATTATCAAGGACGGACGTTTGAACGTTCTGAGCATCGAGGAAAATATCGATGTCTCAATCTATTGGGGTATAATGCCAGCGTTCACGAAGCTACTAGAGAGCGGAATGAAACTGAACGAACTGGGAGTGACAGACAGAGTGCTTTTTGAAAAGTACAACACTCCAAACACCAGGGAGGAAGCCGTGAGCAATGGGATATTCTTTGCTTATTACAATCCATACCGAATTGAGAGCAAAGATAACTTTGGCATTAATTTGGTGCAGAGGAATAAATATACCACGACACAATACTCGCCTAGCCGTGGACGCATCAGAACAGGTACAGAGGTCGGAAAGTATATAAGCGGAAATATAGAGAGCGCATCGAACATGATCTGTGCTCTTATCCCTTTCTTGCCATCATCAACGGCAAATGTGCAAGCGCAAGGAAAGGGCGATTACAGAAGCTATGCAGTACTGGATAAGTACATGCGGGTTATATCCGTGAGCGGAGAAGATGAGACGCTGGAAGTATACACCATCAGAGGAGAGGCTAGAGCTGCATACCTCGTAGTGAATGCACCTGCCGAATATTACAGCACTCTGTCGCTATCAGTTACCGGGCTGACACCTATGCACGAAATGATAGATGGCGATAATAAGGAGGATTTCGTAGGCGATGATGTGGCGGTGGATGAATATAAAACGTCCCCAAAATTCTTGCAGCCATGTGTGACCGTGAACTGGCTATTGTCAAGGATAGCGAGGAAGTCGGGCGTATCTTTCGTGTGGCAGGATGATGAAGCAAAGAAGATGTTGAACAACCTAGTTGTGCCTATAATCAACAACAAGGCAGACGACAAGACAATCATCGGTAATCTGACCGCAGACGTTAAGAGCCGTGACGGACTGGGAGCACTCACCCTTTCCATAAGCAACTCCATAACTTCCGTATCGCCAAGCACTGGCGAAGACGTGCAGAAACTGACGATAACAAAGGATTGCGAACTGGCCTTTGATGTGCAAGTGCAATACTACGTCAGACATCAGTTTGAAGACGCAGCGGAGATTCAGTTGCCTATGGGCGTGAAAATGACCGTTACAACGCCAAGCACTACTGGAGGTGAGGCATCCACGCAGGAATACGAGTTCGGAGATTTGAAGTACGAGGATGGACAGGTTAAGTACCCAGTCGTACTACGCAGATATGCTATCGATGGCTATCTTTATTTGCTTTCGGCAGGGACAAACACTATATCGCTAAAGAAGGACGATGTATTGACGTTTGAGACTATCATGCACGGAATAAATACAGTCAACATTCCTTCCGTTTATGGCGGCAAAATCACTGCGAGCGTCAAGAGTGGGGACAGCGTTCCGATTGGTGGAAGTTTCCCTATCGGCATAAACCTGCCTGAAATCGAGGTAACAAACTTCATTAAGTTTCTGGCTTTGATAACTGGCTCGTTCCCTAGGCAACTGACCAACAGCACGCAAGTGCAGTTTATCATGTTTACCAGAGTTTGGGCAAACAAGGCGAACGCCTACGACTGGAGCGGAAAACTCATTCCGTATGACCGCCAAGGTGCACCACGGAAAAGCGAGTATTCCGTTTCAGACTTTATGCAACACAACCGCTACAATTGGAAGGAAGACGAAGAGACAACCGGGGACTATGATGCAGACCTCGTAATCAGCAACCAGACTTTGGACTATGAGCAGGACACGTGGACGCTACCTTTTGCAGCCAGCGATGACAACCGCATACCGATAAGAACACTGGATTCTTTCGGCATGAAGAATGGTGGAGAGTATAAGGGATGCAAGGAGCGAATAATGACGCTTAGGGATGACAAGGAGCAGGCGGCACTGCGATTCGACATTGACCTTCAGAACATCTTCGATACGAAGTACAAGCAGCTTGCAGCAAGCATCGCCAAGGCGCACGTAATCACAGAGCGGCTCAATCTGTCGGACTTGGATATTCTGGATTTTGACGAGACGAAGCCAGTGTACCTTGCCCAGTATGGAGCCTATTTTGCTGTTTTAGAAATCGAGACAACAAACAGCGGATATTGCGAGGTTACAATGATAGAGTTGAACAACTAAAAAGAAAGAACTATGGTAAGTGAAGACAAACAGCAGATTCTTGACATCAAGGTCAAGTACGAGGATGCAATCTATGGCATCATCAGATACAAGGAGAAGATAGACCAGCTAAAGGCAAGCATCAAGGACTTGCAGCAGCAGGAAAAAGACAAGACCATCACGACCAACGAGATGAAGGTGCAGACGGAAGCCATCAACGCAACCATCAAGGAGTATCAGTACAACGTGCGCACCTTGCGGAAGGAGATTCAGAACAACGTGCGCACAGAGAACGAGCAGGAAGGCAGCTTGAAGCAGCTGCGTGCCCAGCTTTCCAATGCCACCAAGGCTTACGATGAGATGAGCCGTGCCGAGCGTGATAGTTCCAAGGGTCAGGAGATGCAGGAGCATATCCAAGACTTGATAGAGGAGCTGAAAGAGGCTGAGGAGGCTACTGGAAGATTCCAGCGCAGTGTCGGCAGCTATTACGATTCCATGATGAAGGCGGCTGACGACCTGCAGAACACCGAGTTTTTCGGTTTTGATGTTGTTGATGATACTGGAATCGGAAAGGTTATGGAAATGGGAAAGTCCGTGGAAGACCTAAAGGTAAAGTTTGGTGCGTTGAAAAATACGGCTCTTTCCTTATTGACCAACCCTTATTTCCTCGCCATGGCAGGTGTGGCTGGTGTTGGAATGGCATTCAAGTGGTGGTATGACTACAACAAGGGATTGATGGAAGCCACACGACTGACGAAGCAGTTCACCGGATTGACCGGAAACGAGATGAAATCCGTGCGCAACGAGGTTCTTGCGGTATCCAATACATTCGGTTTGGAATTCACGGAGACGATGCAGTCTGCTAATACGATGAGCAAGGCTTTCGGCATTTCCGTTTCTGAGAGTTTGAAAATTATGCAGGACGGACTTGTGAGCGGTGCAAACGCCAACGGAGAATTCCTCGATACGATTAAGGAATACCCGAGATACTTCAAGGAAGCCGGACTGAGTGCAGAGGAAATGGTGGCAATATCAACGCAAGCGACCAAGGAGGGTATCTTCAGCGACAAGGGCGTTGACACCATCAAGGAAGGAAATCTACGACTGCGAGAAATGACAACCGCTACGGCAGCTGCACTTGACGGAATAGGAATTTCTTCCAAGCAAGTTCAAAAGGACTTGCAGGACGGAAGCAAGACCACATTCCAGGTTATGCAAGATGTGGCTAATAAATTGAAGGAACTTCCACAATCAAGTGCTGCTGTTGGCAGCGCAATTGCCAACATCTTCGGTGGCCCGGGAGAGGATGCCGGGCTTGCTTATATCGAAATGCTCGGTAATATCGAACTTGATATGGACAAAGTGAAGGCAAAGTCCGGTGATCTCGCAAAGGCACAAGAAGACGAATTGAACGCAACCAAGGAATTGCAGGACGCAATGGCTTCTCTGTTTGATTACACCGGGGGTGGCTTCGAGAACATGAAGGCTCAGTTGTCAACGATTGCAAAGAAATCACTTACGGCAGTTATCAAGGGAGTTGTGCAGGCAATCAACTACTTCATCGACTGGTACAATGACAGCCTTCTGTTGCGAGGGATAATCAATGCACTCGGGACAAGTTTCCGCTTGATGTGGAACGCAATCAAACTCGTATGCAATCTCGGAATAGACGCATTCAAAAGGATGGGCTTTGCAGCCAAGGGCATGCTTGATATTCTCGAAGGTATCGTGACTTTTGACCTATCCAAGGCACAGAAGGGATTCAAGGAAATATTCGATATTTCCGGCACTATCAAGGAAGCATGGCACGACATCAAGAACGCTGGAATAGAGATAGGCAATTCCTTCGCTGACGGATTCGAGAACACCGTGAACGGAAGGCTCGAACACATAAAGCTAGCCAGCGTGAACGGTGGAGCGACCAGCAGCGAGCCAGCGAGCGGAAACAAGGGAACGACACCAGCAGCAGCCAAGGGCAGCACTGCCAAGACCAAGGCACAGAGAGCCAAGGCAGAGGCAGAGCGCAGGAAGAAGCAGGAAAAGGAATTGCAGGAAGCGATTGCGCTTATACAGCACAAGTACAACGAGCAAGTAATGGACGCAAAGAAGCGATACCTTGCAGGTATGTACGACAACGAGCGAGACTACAGCAACGACCTCGAACAGCTGGAGAAGAACATGGTAGCGAGGAGCATTGACGCATACGTGGCGGCAGGGCAAATCGGAGCGGAAAAGGCGCAGGAAATGCAGGCTAAGCTACTCGACATCATGATAAAGGCGAAAGCGGACTTGAAGAACCAAGCAAAGGAGATTGTGGAAGAACTCAACAAGGAGTTTGAGGATGCAGAGAAGGCACGCAAGGATGCGGACATCATGAACGGTGGCACTGGAGAGGAAGACGATACAGCCAAGCTGGAGAGATACAAGGCTTTCCTGGAGCAGAAGCTAGCAACGACACAAGAGAATGTTGAAGCGCAGAAGCAGCTACAGCAGGAACTGCACGATACGACTTTGCAGTTGCAAGCTGACGAAAACAAGAACAAGCAACAGAAACTTCAAGAACAGAACCAAATGATAGCCGATTATATCGGGGCAATCGGTGATGGTTTATCTTCGTTTTTCGAGAGCCAGGATCTGACTTTCCATAATTTCCTCAAAACCATGCTGACGACCTACCTAGATGCGATAGAGAAGCAAATAACTGCGACTTATGCAGCTATTCTTGCAGATAGTATTCTTCATGGTGGATGGGCAGGAGTTGCAAGTGCAGCAGCCAAACTTGCTTTAATCAAGGCAGCGTTTGCAGCAGCCAAGGCAGCAGTCAAGGGATTCTCAACTGGTGGCTACGTCCAAGGCTCGGGCACTGGAACCAGCGACAGCATCCCGGCAAGGCTTTCCAATGGCGAGAGTGTAATGACAGCCAAGGCGACTTCGATGTTCAGCCCGATATTATCCGCTTTCAACCAGCTTGGAGGTGGCGTGCCTATCGTGGTAAACAACGGAGGAAGCAACATCGGCATGGATATGCTGGCGGCAGCTGTAGCCAGAGGGTATCAGATGGCTCCACAGCCAGTAGTGAGCGTGGAAGAAATAAACCGCACCCAGCGGAGAGTGCAGACGATAGAGAATATCGGCAGGATTTAAAGGGTAGTTATTTCTTCAAGATTCGCGTTCTAAGCGGTTTTCGCTTAAAGGTGGTAAAGTTACACACACAAGGCAATAAAAACCGCTTAGAACGCAAAATTTGGGCTTGTTTAGAAAAATTAACTGCTTACGAGATAAACATATCGAAAAATATCGTATCTTTGCAGCGTTTTAAAACTTAAAAAATCACGATTCAATGGCAAAACTCAGAATATACAACGACATCGACAGCCAAGACAACAAGTTCTGGTATCAATGGTGGGGAGGTGATTGCGTGTGTTTTCAAGACATAGATGCTTTTGCAGCAAGCATACCGAAAGACGATGATACAATCGATATGCGCATCTTCTGCAATGGCGGCTCTGTAGTCGAAGGTTGGGCGATATACGACCGACTGCGACAGAGCGGCAAGAAGATTTCCTGCACCGTAGAGGGCAAGGCAGCATCCATGGCAACCATCATCATGCTCGCAGCACCAAAGGAGAGCCGCAAGGCATACGAGAACGCTGCCTTCCTGCTACACAATCCGTGGGTTCCTGGCTGGGGGTTGGGCGACCAGCTGAACGCAAAGGACTTGAAGAATCTGGGCGAGGAAATGCAGATGTGGCAGGATAAGATGGTGGACGCATACGTAGAGCGGTGCGAGTGCGACCGGGAAGAGATTCAAGCCTTGATGGATAAGGACATCTTCATCAGCACCAGCGAGGCTATGCGCCTAGGTCTTATCAGCAGCACCGTTGCACCAATCAGCGCAAGCGCATCGAAACGCAATATCGAAAATTTTATTAATTCAAAACAACAAAATCCAAAAGCAATGGAGAAGAAAACAGAAGTAAAGGCTTCTCTCCTCGACAAGATTCTCGCCAAGTTGGGCGTGAAGACACTGGAGGAAGCAGAGCAGGCGGTGGCAGAGCCACAAGCCAAGGCAGAGCCAAAGGCGATGGAGCTCAACACAGCAGACGGACAGACACTGACCGTTGAGCGTGAAGAGGGAGATCCACAAGTTGGCGACAAGGCAAGTCCGGACGGAACGTTTGAAATGCCGGACGGTAAGACAATTGTTGTCGAGGACGGTGTAATTACCGACATTCAGACCGCAGACGACACCGACAACGACACCGACAATGAGGGCGGTGAAGGCGGTGAAGGCGGCAGCGCATCAAGCACCGACAACGACACATTAGCCAAGTTGAAGAAGCAGGTAGCAGCACTCAAGCAGCAGTTGAACGAGACGAAGGCACAGCTGGCAGGCGCACAGAAACTCGCAAAGAGCAAGGAAGACATGCGCATCCTGAATGCCGTGAAGATGGCAGGCGGTGCTGAGAAGGTGTTGGCAGGCTACAGCAGCCACTACCAGCCAGCGCAGCGACAGCCAAGCGGCAAGGGCGCAGGCGACAACGTGAACGCTGTCGAGGAAGGCAAGAACGCTATCAAGGAGAGACTTGCAAAGCTCCACAAAAAGGGCAAGAAGTAACAAAGTATTAACCCATTAAATCAAAAGAAAATAATGGCAGGATTTACAAAACAGCAGCTTGAGAACCTTACACTCGAGCCAGAAAACCTCGCAAGCATCAAGGATGCCGTGCAGGAAACCTTCTACAACGATGAAGACTTCTCTTCATTCGTGAACATTCAGAAGGTCAAAGAGAAAGACCCTATCGCTCTTCTCGGAGAGATGGAAATGGTCGGTAAGAAGGGTGGCGGTTGCGACCCTACCTATGAGGAGAAGGGTATCGCAAACTCTCAGAAGCGTTGGGAATTCGGACAGTGGGAAATCCCAGTCAAGATTTGCTACGAGGCAATAAAGGGAACCATCGGAGAGTATTCACTGAAGACTGGTACAGCCATTGGCGACCTCACCAGCACCGACTTTATGGCAATCTATGCAGATGCACTCCAGCGAGCCATGGAGCAGATGATTTGGCGTTTCGGCTGGCTTGGTGACAAGGAGGCAGCATTGTCAGGTGAAGGTGGCGGCAAGCTGACAGCAGGCTTAGATGTCAGTAATTTCAATGTATGCGATGGTCTCTTCAAGCGCATCTTTACAGCCACAGCGACAAAGAACCATACCGCCATCGCAGCCAACAGTAAGGCTACGGCAGCAGAGCAGATTTCTGAATTGCGCAAGAGTGGTGCGGCTACTACACTTGTAGACACCATCCTGATGGATGCAGACACACGTATCGTAGACGATAGCGATGCCGTATTGCTCATGACACGCTCGCTTGCTGACGCATTGACCTACGACCTCAAGAAGACCTACCACGACATTATGCCATGGGAGAAGTTGTTCGATGGATTCGAAGTAGCGACCTACAACGGAGTGAAGATTGCACGTGTCGGCATCTGGGACAGAATGATTAAGGCATACGAGAAGGGCGAGGCTACAATCAACCTTCCACACCGTGCGGTATTCTGCAATCCTAAGCACCTTATGATTGGTACAGACGCAGACAATCTCATCAGCGACCTCGACATCTGGTTCGACAAGAAGGAGCGCAGAAACTATCTCTATGCTACCGGTAAGATTGGCACGGCTCTCCTCGAAGAGGACATGATCCATGCAGCTTACTAATCGCTTCAAATTTTCAGTTTAGTATTAAGTTATTTTGACAATCCTCAACACCCACAAAACGGTGTTGGGGATATAACAATTTAAAACGAATTAATATGACAACAACTTGCGAGAGCCTTATCGCTCAGGACATCATCATCCCTTGCGAAGACCAAGTAACAAAGGGACTGGAGGGCGATGGACTTATCATCAACCGAGACGACATCGACTTCACCAAGTCAGTTGTAGAGGGCAATATAATTAAAACATTAGTTTTGAAGACTGGCAAGAAAGCATACGCTATCCGGCAGGAAGGCAGCAAGCCATTCACTGGAACCAAGACCGAACTGACCGTTGGCACGTATCGCAACAGCTGGAAGAACACAGTGGCAGTCGTGGTATTGGCAAACACACCTGACGTTTGCGCAAATATCATTGACGGACTGGCGAACGGAAAGTTCGTCATCATCCTGCGAAACCTTTCAAAGGGAGCGGACGGAAAGGCAGAGTATCAGGTGTTCGGATATGCGCAGGCACTGAAGGCAAGTGCAGGCGAGAACGACAAGTACTCAGACGACACCGAGGGTGGCTGGCTTATCACGCTGGAAGAGGAGAGCGTACCGAAGGCAGCTTATTTCTTCTTCGACACAGACAGCGAGACCACAGCAGCCAAGTATAAGAGCCTTCTGACGGAAGCAGCAGCGTAGCCTATGACATACAAGGAAGCAACAGCCAAGGTCTGGGAGTTGAAGGCACGTTTCGACAGTCCCTTTGATGCAACCGACAAGGCAGTTATTGAAACTCTCTATTTTGAGGTAACGCACAAGCGGTTTGTACCGACAACCTGCCAGCAGTGTTACCACGATGCTTTAATCGAAATTTATTTAAAACTCAAAAAAGAAAAGGCAATGCCAAAAACATGTAATTACGCTATGAAGGCAGGTTTCATCATTTCCTGCCCGGATTTCTACCATGGTAAGATTTTCACTAATGAGAACCTGACCGACAAGGTAGCGCACGAATATCTGACGAAGTACCCACACATGGAGAGCTACTTCCAGAAGATACCCAGCGAGGAACTCATCGAGAACAAACAGCAGCCAGCAGGCAGCGACAAGAAAAAAGACCTCGACCAAGCCGAGAAAGCAGGCAAGGAAGAAGAGTAAAACAACAAGTAAAACGACACAAGCAATATGAACGTTAAGACAGTTAAGAAGCCAAAGCGAAGGGTTGATATTGGCTACGTCAGCCGATTCAAGATGCAGGCATACGGATATGATAATCTTTATCCGCAGAACCTCGCACGCATCACGGAAGCCAGCGGAACGGCAATGCTGTGCCTTAACCGATATGCCCGATTCATTGAGGGCTACGGCTTCGATAGCGACATTCTAGCAGCGTTGGCGATGAACCAGCAAGGGGACACGGCAGACGATTTGCTCCGGAACGTAGCGCAAGACCTCGCACGCTTTGGAGGCTTTGCCATTCATGTAAACTACAACGTTCTAGGGCAGGTGTCGAGCGTGAGCCACGTACCCTTTGAGAATTGCCGACTGGAAGAGACGGACGCCAAGGGGAACGTGGCGCACGTCTTGCTGCATCCAGACTGGGAACAGAAGAAAACGAGGAACGGAAAGCGGTTGATGGTGAACGATAAGACTATTGAACGCATCAACATTTTCAATCCCGACCCCGACATCGTCCTTGAACAGATTGAAAACGCAGGAGGCATCGATAGCTACAAGGGGCAGGTTCTGTGGATGAGCCTAGACGGACAGTTTATCTATCCGACAGCCAGCTACGATTCAGCCATCACGGAGATTTCGACCGATGAGGGACTGGGCAACGTGAAGATGCGAAACGTCCGCAACAACTTCCTCGTATCATGTATGCTCGTAACCAAGAAGGGCGTGCCGAAGTTCAACGAGGAAGGCGAAGAGGTGGAGAGCGGACAGATGATTTCCGATGAAGACCTTTTGCAGTTCCAAGGGGACGAGAACACAGCGAAGATTCTAGCTGTAGAGGTGGAGAACGAGGAAGACGAACCAAAGGTAGTGGCTTTCCCTACGAAGAACTTCGACAAGGAGTTTTCCGTGACCGACAGCAGCGTTATCGAGCGCATCTACGCACAGTTCCACCAAGAACTCTTCTACTCCATCCGTATTGGCAAGCTGGGATTCAGCGGACAAGTGATGCAGGATGCTTACGAATACTATGCAGGCGAAGTGACAACCGAGCAGCGATTCATCGAGCGAGCCTTCAAGAAGATTTTTAACAGCTGGCACGACCCAGCCATTCAGAACCTAGACCCCAAGCTACAGCCGCTAAAGTATATCAGCAGCGAGGTGGCAGGTAACAACACGATAGACTAATTGATTGAGCCTATGGGAGAACAAAGAAAACAACTTATCACGGTTGATCAGTTCCGAGAACTGGCACGACCGACCAGCATGCACCTAGATGAGGATGAAGTGAACGCATACATTCGGGAATGCGAAGATGCGAACATCATACCAGCCATTGGGTGGGAGCGGTTCAAGGCAGCGACCGAGCAGGGAGAGTGGGGCGATTCAGTATTGCCCGATTTCCAGCCTGCGGTCTTCCTGGACGGTGGCGAATACACCACCAAGAAGGAGGGCGATTGCAGCCAAGACGAAACCAAGGTGCAGAAGTACACCAGCGGAATACGCAAGGCACTCGCTTATTTCACGTATGCGAGACTTTTTCGTGCCGATGGCACAATTATAAGCCGAGCAGGTGGAATGCGCCACAGAGACGATTATTCAGACCATGTTCAAGACGTTTCGAGCAACAAGCAGTACAACGACATCATGGATATGGCGGAAAGATATTTATCAGATGCCCTTGAATACCTCAAATACTTCACCCCTAAAGGGGAAATGAATCCACAGCGAGGAGCGAGGGCACACATTCACGCAATAGGCAACTAAAAGCAAATAAGTTATGAACGAGGATATTCAAAAAATGCTCCGTATGGCAGAGCTGATACGAGATGCAACGCAGGTTGGAGAAAACACAGCGGTGCGTGTCGGTACGGAAATTTACGACATCGTTGTCGAGTTAAGCAGGATGCTTGACATGATGGACGATAAACTGGAGAACGATGCGGTCGTTAGGATTATCAAGAGTGAACTCGCCAAGATAACAATAACGGAAGCGCAAATTGCGGATGGGTCGATAACGGCAGCGAAGCTTGCCGATGGCTCTGTAAAGAACAGACACCTAGCATCCAATTGTGTGACCTCAGATAAACTACAACCGGGATCGGTCAAACACGACCATATGACCGAGGACTGTATATCAACTGGAAACATCAGAGACGGCAGCGTGACAGCGAAAAAACTCGGCACGGATATCTACAAGGATATCGCAAACAAAGTGACCGACATCGTGACGAAGGACTTCCCTCCAGCAATCACGGAGGAACAGATAACAGATATTACTAGTAAATAACAATTCAAAACAATAGATTATGCAATTTTTAGACGCAATTGGACTTGCTTCCTTTTGGGAGAAGATTAAGAACTGGGTTAATATTAATTATTTATCATTAACTGGTGGTACAATTAGAGGAAGTGTGTCTTTTCTTAATGAGGCAGACGGAGGTAAGTCTATAAGAATAGACCCATCCAATATTACTAATAGTAGGTATGGGGTTAATTATCTTTTCGCAAGTGGAAAAATGATTCCTATTGGTGAAGCTAATGGTGTTGCAGGACTTGATGCAAATGGAAATGTTCCATTAGCCCAATTAGGTAATCTTGATACTACAGTTGCAGAAGTAGTAACTGCTCTTCCTACAACTAATATTAAGAAGCATATTTATCTTATTAAAGATGCTAGTGGCGTTACACAAAATCAATATGAGGAATATATTTATACTGGTGATACCAGTGCAACTTATGATGCTTCAAAATGGGAGAAACTCGGAGACTTCCGTGCTACACTAGACCTTGCAGATTATGCTAAAAAGAGTGAGACTGTTAACTTGAGTGAAATTAAAGTGATCCAAAACGTTCTCGATTCTACACCACAAGGACAGGTACTAAAGCAGGTTATACGTTTCTCTGCTATAAAGGGTGGCACTAGGGTAGAAATAGCACTTGAAGATGCCACATCAAATATGGCAGGCTTAATGTCTATACGTGACAAGAATAAATTGGATAGAATAGCTGAGGGCGCCAATAACTATTCCCTTCCACTTGCAGCCAATGGTACACGAGGGGGTATTCAAGTAGGTTATACAGCCAACGGAAGAAACTATCCAGTGCAGTTGAGTGGAGAGAAGGCATACGTTAACGTTCCATGGACTGACACGAACACCACCTACGACTTGTCGCCTTATGCTAAGACGGCAGACGTAAATAAAGCCCTATCAAGGAAGGTTGACGTGGTAAGCGGAAAGGGGCTTTCGACCGAAGACTTCACGTCAGCACTCAAAACCAAGTTGAACGGCATCGCCAATGGCGCAACAGCAGACAGCGCAATCCCAACATCGGTAATTGATGCATTAAATTAGAAAGGAGGTTTGTATGAATTTCTTGGATGAAAGTGGAATAAAGAAGCTTTGGACGAAAATAAAAGCAAATTTTGGTACAGCTATTGTTAATAATTCTGATTATCGAAACGAAACAGACGCCTCAGGATATATTAGTATTCCATTTGTCGCGAATCATCAGATTGTTAACATGGATATAACACGGAGTATCAATGTATACAATTGGTTTCAAAAGGCATCGAAAGGAGGCATCCTGGAGGTAGTCTTTGCAGGAGCGCAAGGAGCTAGCACTTATTGCTCTAACAATGGTAATAGCTACATGTATAAAATGCAATTATCATCACATGGTCCACTTATTAATAAGATTGAATATTTGACAACGACATATGATACCTATACACGCTTAATCAAGACAGATGATAATAAACTTGTTGTTGCAGAGTTTGTCCAAAACAAGTAAAACTAAAATTAATAAACAAACAAAATATGAATGACAAGGAGAAAGAACTATGGCGAGTTATAGACAACGTAATCAAGTGTTGTGCTATTGAACTGCCGAGCGGAGAGTTGAGCATTACGAGAGAAGACGTTCTCGGCAAGTCTCGAGCAGAAAACCTCGTAATGACACGATGTATGGTCGTTGAGCAGATGATACACGCAGGATTCAGCATAACGACCACTGCGACCGTATTAAACCGCACCGTTCCAGCTGTGAGACATCTTTGCAAGATGGCTTACACTTATCTCGGCACGTCTCGAGTTTATCGACTTGCCACGGCACAAGCGACCTTGCTAAACAAGGACGTTGAGCCGATTTGTGTTTAATCAAAAAATAAAAAGAAAATAACCAAAAGCGTTCTTTGACAATAATTCGATAAATACCAGTGTACTAACTTTTTGGAGCGAGCCGAAAATCAGAGTAACTTTGCAGCGGATTCCAATATTTGGTTTCCACAACGTAATTAACTCAAAATTATATGGCAGACACAATCGAGAAAGTTTATTGCACTGGGGACGGTGGCAATGACAACCTAGCAGCAGCCTTGCTCGCTAGAGGTAGAGACAATGATCCAGCGACTATGCTGGCAGCAATGAACGGTGGTATGGGTGGAGGTTGGAACAACCCATTCGCCTACATGATGATGTTGGGAATGTTCAGATTCATGTACGGTGATGGCTGGAACGGACAGAACGGCAACGTACAGCGTGCCGAAATCCAGTCTCAGATTGACAGCCTTCGCAATCAGATGAGCGACAACCACAACAGCGACTTGTTGATGGGAGCAATCCAGGGCAACAACCAGGACTTGAAGACTTTGGCGGCTAACTTGAATTGCGACTTCAATGCGTTGCAGTCTTCCGTTTGCGGCATCCAGGCAGCAATCCAAGATGTAGGCGGCAAGGTTGGTTTCAGCGCAGAGCGAGTAATCAACGCAGCGAACCTCGGAAACCTCAACATCATCCAGCAGTTGAAGGACTGTTGCTGCACCACCCAGCAGAACATCAACCGTATGGGCTACGAGAACCAGCTGGGGCAGAAGGACATCATCAACGCAATGCAGCAGGGGTTCTGCTACACCAATACTGGGCTGGAGCGAGGTTTCAGTAACCTCGGCAACCTCATCCAGACGGTCGTTTGCGACTTGAAGAACTCGGGCAAGGACAACACCCAGCGCATCGTTGATGTTCTCAACAACCACTGGCAGCAGGACTTGCAGATTCAGCTCGAGGACAGCAAGCGCAGAGAACAGACTGGTTTCATTATCCAGCAGCTGAAGACCACCACAACCACCACTGGAGCGTAGTAGGTCCAAACAAAATCTATCAAGGGGCAACTCGCTGTGTTATCAGTGAGACCCCTTTTTGTCTATTTATCGAATTATCTAAAAAGAGCGCATTATGGAATTTAAAAATATTCAGAGAAATCACCCGGTCTATCTGCTAGACAAGCAGACGGTGGAAGTTAAGGAAGGCAAGGTCGTAGACAACCAGCCGCACATCAACACTGGCATCGCAACCATTTCCAGCAGCGGACAGCCCATGCGAGACGTGACAATCGAGGTGGAGGGAAAGCAGACCATCTACACAATACCCGAACACCTCGGAGTTACCTTTGCAGGCGAAACCGTACTGGCGACCGACAAGGCAGACCTTTTGCCCGAAGTCGGGAAATTGGTAAATGAAGCCGATGAGATAATCAAGGCATACGAGCCAAGCAAGGAGCGAAAAGCCAAGGGCGAAGAACTTCTCGCAGCTTTGAACCCGGCAATCAAGGAGAAGCAGGAAACAGAAAAGCGCTTCAAGGCACTTGAGGGCGATATAAGCGGCATTCGTGGCATGGTTAAGCAATTACTCGACAAACTAGGATAGGAGGGCGCACAATGAAGAAAATAATCGTTTTGCGCCATTCTTGCGACAGCGAGGAAGAGCGACACCAGCACCAAGAGAGCGACATCATCCACGGCTTACCATACGAGAAGGCAGCAAAGGCACTCATGGGAGCCAGCGGATATGTAGCATACGTTGCCAAGCACGGCTACCACTTCACGAAGCAGCTAGCAATCAAAGCAAGCGAGCAGATGAAGAACGTAGACGGAACGAGCCACCGATGGACGGTAGACGAAATCCGGCTGGCAACAAACAACGAGATAATCTCAAAGGGTACGACACTCGGGGATATTCTCTATTTGGCTAATATGGCTTATGCGGACTTCTACCCGAAGGTAATCAAGACCGAGAGCGACTGCGTACAGTATGCTATTGCCGTAGCTAGTGATCCGGACGGATATGAGGGTATGGCATTCTGCAGGTGGACGGCAGACATCATCGGAAATGGAGTTACAATTGACTGGGAGAAATTGGAATAATCAAAAAAATAAATTGATATGAGCGAAGTATTTCACGATTTTCAGGTGCACCACCTTTATCTGTGCGCCCTAGTAATTTTTATCTGTTTCGCTACAATTCTGATAGCGATGACAATTGACCTGATAGCAGGCATACAGAAGGCGAAGGAACTGCATGTTGCAAGAACGTCAACCGGGTTGAAGAAAACGTGCGACAAGGCAAAGAAGTATTTTCCTACATTTCTCATCGCTGCGCTTATGGACGTAGCTACGTGCATCATATCTCCCTTCCCTATGTTCGCCATCGCCTGGACGGTGTATCTGCTTTTGTGCGAGTTTAAGAGTATCCGGGAGAAGGCATACGAGAAGGCTGAGATACGCAAGCAAGACCGCACGATGCAGGTGATCCTCGAAAATAAGGACGAGATTGCGAAGGCGGTTGTCGAGATAATGAAAGAAGAGCGGAAGAAAGGAGGAGACAATGAGGATAACTAGAGCGCAACTTCTAAAGGTAATGCCGAATGCAGGCAGCAGGGCAGACACCTACCTTCCAATCATCAACGGATGGGCAGAGCATTTCCACATCAATACTCCTTTGCGTATGGCGCACTATCTCGCACAGATTGCCCACGAAAGCGGTGAGCTCAGATATACAAAGGAACTGGCAAGCGGCAGAGCCTACGAGGGCAGGAAAGACCTCGGAAACACCCAGCAGGGCGATGGCGTGAAGTATAAGGGCAGGGGATTGATACAGATTACCGGGCGAGCCAACTACCGGAAGTATGCAAATTATTGCGGCTTCGATGTTGTGAACAGTCCCGAACTTCTGGAGCGTTCTCTGGGAGCAACGAAATCCTCGATGTGGGTATTCGACACCTTCGGCTGCAATGAGTTGGCAGACCAAGACAACTTGAAGGCTATCCGCAGAAAGATAAACGGAGGGTACAACGGACTGGCAGCCTGCGAGAAGTATTTGAAGCGAGCCAAGGAAGCCTTGAAAATCAAGGTGCCTGCGTAATAAACACATCAATCTAAAGTTTATAAAGTATGGAAAATTCAAGAAAAGGGCGAAATTTGCGTTCTGTGGCGTTTTTTCTCGTCATGCTTATAATTACCCCACTTTTAATTTTGGGCTGTTCCTGCGCCAAAACAGCGCAAAATAACACGGTTTATCACGACAGCACACACACCAGTGCAAGACGTGACAGCGTGAACCAGCGACAGATCCACTGGCAGGACACCCGGCAGGGCGACACCGTAATCAAGCAGGACAGCGTGCTGGTGTACATCAAGGGCGACACTGTAATCAAAGAGCGGTGGCACAATCTTACGACCACCAGATGGAAGACAACGACCAAGACGGACACCATCGTGGGCGACATTTACACATTCGTGACCGACACCATAAAGGTCAAGTATTACGTGAACCGATACAAGACCAAGGAGGTAGAGAAGCCAGTGGGCACATGGCACAAGATAAGATTATTCGCTGGCGATTGCGTATTGCTATTCCTGACAATCTTTGCGGTTTGCTGGATAAAGGAGCGCATCAAGAAGAGAGTTCAATAGGTTCAATCATAATATCAATCTTTAAAAGGGCAGGAAGCGCAGGAGAGCGTTTTTCTGCCCATTTTTTTGTGCGAAGAACACTTTTCATTGAGAGAAAAGGGGTAAGAGTTAGATTATATTCATTCTAGCTAGCTAATGCGTGCAGGTTATTATTATATAGAGCGTGGAAAGCGTACCGAAAACAGCCGAAAACGTACCGAAAATAGCTGTGCTTACGACATAAACAGCCAATAAAAGTTAAAATATTAATATCTTTCGGGAAAAGTTTTGGTAGAACCGAAAAATATTAATATCTTTGCACTGTGTTTAGGAGATAAGCACATTAAACATTCAGTAACTAAGCCCTAGGCAACACGGTTAAGCCAGAGAAAA